GCATTTGTCAGTTACGCAAACACCAACAATTTTGGTTTCTATCCCAAACGACTGGCCAATGTGGCTGTGGGATTCCCGTTAAATCAAACCGACACAGCAATACGTCAGGCCTATGCTTACACTGGTGCTGACCTTGATATAGCCAGCATTGTGAGTGATGGATCTACACCCAGTACAATCACAGTGACCACTACCTATGCACACGGATTGACTCCAGGCACCCCGATCATGGTAAATCTTAGTTCAGGTACCAACCAAGCCTATGCCGAAGGCAGTTTCTTTGTAACAGCAGTGCCCAGCACCACAACGTTCAACTACACAGCCAAGAGTGGAGCAGCAGTGACAGGTACTTTGGCTGGTGTGATAAATGTGCGTTCAAATGCCACTTTCTTGCCCAGACCGTTTGATGGTGGTGTGATCATGGGACCAGGATCGCCCACACGTGGTGCCAGTGCCACACGTACTACCAAAAAATACTTCCGTTATCAGTCTGGTAAAGGCATACTGTTTTCATCAGGTACCATGCTGCAACCAACATTTGATATTGCAGATCTTGTGGCCGCTGGCACAGCAGTTAACAGCAATATATCAGTCACAACCGACATAGAACACGGTCTTAATCCGGGTGCGGTATTAACTATAAGCGGAGTCACCACTGATGGTTACGATGACTCAGGTTATGTAGTAACTTCCATTACGTCAGATGTGACTTTTGTTGTTCAAGCTCAAAACACACTGGGTAACACCACACCAACCCTGGGTCAACAGCCGCGTATCAACGTCACTGGCTGGCATGGCGCAGCCGTACGAGCAGGTATTTTTGATGATCAGAATGGATTGTTCTGGGAACACGACGGACAAAACTTGAATGTGGTGCAACGCAGCAGCACCTTCCAGCTGGCAGGTTTGGTGTCTGTGGGTGCTGGCAGTAACCTTGTGACCGGCGACGGAACATGTAGATTCCAAGACCAGGTCAATCAAGGCGACCAAGTGGTCATTAGAGGTATGACACACTCTGTGACCAGCATAACAGACAACAACCGCATGACAGTGGTGCCTCCATTCCGTGGAGTGTCCAATCAAACTCGTGTCAAAATGGCCTTGAGAAACGAACAACGTATCAAGCAAAGCGATTTCAACATTGACCCCATTGACGGATCTGGAGCCAGTGGCTATACCATTGATCCCAGCAAAATGCAGATGTTGATGATTGAATACAGCTGGTACGGTGCTGGCTATGTGCAGTTTGGCGTGCGTGGTCAAAATGGTGATTTTGTAATGGCTCACAAGTTCACCAACAACAACCGCAACAACGAAGCCTACATGCGCTCGGGTAACTTGCCTGGACGCTATGAAGCTATCAATGAAACTCCTATTTCCAGTTTGAATGGAGCATTGAACGACAGCGATACCACTATCTTTTTGCGTGATTTGACTGGATATCCTGATGCATCAGTTACCTACCCAGTGTTTTGCATGATTGAAAGTGAGATCATAAAATATTCTGGGCTAGACACTGTGACCAAGTCACTGACTGGTTGTACCCGAGCAGCTACATTCACTCAATGGGCCGAAGGTGCCACACGCAGTTACACCAGTAGTGCAGCCACTTCGCACCCAGACAACACTGGTGTGATCATAATCAGCAATACCTGTGTTCCAGTGGTAAATCATTGGGGTAGTGCGGTGATCATGGATGGATCATTTGATGAAGACCAAGGCTATCAGTTTACATTCAACCGTACCAATTATGGTATGCCCAACACCTTGGGCAACAAACAGGTACCTTTTGCCATGCGCCTAGCGCCCAGTGTGTCAAATAGCATTATTGGCAACCTTGGTCAACGTGATCTTATCAATCGCGCACAGTTAACATTGAGCAGCCTGATCATAAACTTGCCTACTGCCAACAGTCGTTTCTTGATTGAAGGTATTCTTAATCCTGCAAACTTAGACAGTGCCAACACAGAATGGACTGGACTCAACAACATTGGCGGCGGCTTTCAACCTAGCTTCACACAGTTTGCAGTTGCTCCTGTTTATACCAGTTCCAGCACCGGTGGTGTCACAGGTTCCTTGTTTGGAGTCACAGGCGGCTTTAGCAAGAGCGGTGTCAAAGCATCACGTAGCTCGCAAGCCACATTCAGTACTTTGACACCGACCAACGTGTCAAGTTCAGGATCTGGTGCAGTGTTGGCAGTGACTCTGGCATCAAGTGGAACAACCACATACACCAACTTAAACACACAAATCACTGTGACCACATCGGGCACAGGATATGTTGTGGGTGACACTCTAAAAATTCTCGGCAATAGTTTGGGTGCATCTACCCCAACCAATGATTTAAACCTGACTGTGGTGGCAATTATTACTGAATTGTCTGGTGGCGAACGTTTGTTTGCTATTCCAGTCAGCACCACAAACTCAGGCTTGTTGGATTTGGCAACGGTCAAACAGATTGGTACTTCGGCCATCCCAGGGCAAGGTACATATCCTGATGGCCCCGAGGTATTGGCAATTCAGGTAACAGCACTGGCTGCTGTGGCCAACGCTGTGGCTGATATTCAGATTCAGTTCCAAGAAAGTCAGGCTTAATTTACAAGATCCAGCTCAACCAGCTGGATCTTGTTTTGCACAGCTTCGATGTTTACAGTGTTCCACAAGCCAGGATGCATGGGACGAGGGAAGTGCCCGCTGTCTAGCCATGCATAGCCTAGGTGTTCGTTGTTGAGTTTGGGGCAGAATTCTGACTGCACAACACATACCCAGGTATGGTATTCAAATTGGCTGTCGGCCGATGTAAAAGTTTCAATTGGTATCAGTTTGAGATATTGAGGGAAACTGCCCAATTCTTCCACACACTCACGTTCCATGCCGCCCAGCAAAGTTTCGCCTGGTTCTAATTTTCCTCCAGGCAGCCCCCAGGTGCCGGGATGTTTGGGGTCGTTACGCAGCAGATATAGATAGCGCCGCGTGGCCAAACTGAGAAACCAAACCCCAACTGCTTTCAAAGAACCAGTCTCCAGGTGCCTCCGGGGTAGACTCCTTGATAACTTTTTATCCATGCGTCGCCGTTCCATTCGTATTGAATGCCTGTGGTGAGATTGGTCACATATTGTCCAGCAGCAGCACCCTCGGCTCTAAAAACCACTTGCCAATACTGATTGGCGTATTCAATTATGTCATTGGCCTTGGCCACAAGCGGTCTTCCATTGCCACCGTCCCAGGCTGCTGCTGACCCAGCAGCAGCGCTACCTGTATCTTCAGTCAACAAATAACGCTGTCCTTCCATGGTGCTATCAAGTCCCTGTGCTGGAGCACTGGTCAAGGGGTTGATCACTGCGTCAACCGGATTTAACGTGTTTTGTGGCACAGTGTCTGAGTCGGCATCGAACAATACAAATCTAGCGTCATTGGGATCAATAACAATGGTGCCAATCACTTCAGATTCATCAGGTTGAATCAGTCTAACTTGACTAACACCTGGCCGCAATGTACCATAAAGATCAATCACAGCATTCCAAGTCAACCCACTGTCGGCAATGATGTTGGCAGCTTCCAGCGAATCATTGCTGGGCTCGTTGGCAAGATTTTGCTGTTTGATGCACTGTATTTTATTGCCAATTACCACCAAGGCCCAATTGTAAGGAGTTATGATTTGACGGGTGCCCAGCAACAAATCATTGTTGGTCACTGCATTCTGTAGGTCTCCCTGTGCGTCATACATGTTCATGATCACTCGTTCAACCACTCCCAATTTCTTGAGTTTGACTGGGCTAGACAACCAAATTGGGATGCTGAATTTGATAGAAGCAATGTCAATGGGATTGTCAGTGCCCTGCGGTATGGTGCGCGAACTCCAGTTGATGCTGTCTAATTCAACCACAGTAAGACTGGTCCAATCAATAAAGTTGTCAGTGCTTTGAACTTCAAGGCTGGGGTTAAACAAAGTCAACATCTGTTCCAACAGTTGCAGTTTTTGATTGGTGTTGGAAGTCCAAACATCTAGTGTAATGCCCAGCTTGTAGGGCACTGGCATCAGGCGTTCTATTGTGAATGCATTGCCCTGTGTGGTTTCGTAGGTTTCAGTGGCCTCGTCATAGGTGCGTTGTCTCACGTTGACCTTGCTGACAAAAT